GAAGCCCTGACTTGACTGTAAGCATTCTTAGTGTAGAATATTGGTATGACAAAGCGTTACAAAACACTCAGCAAGGTAGATGGACGATATTTGAAATACGAACCTGTTTTTGTATTTTGGAAGCCCTGACTTGACTGTAAGCATTCTTAGTGTAGAATATTGGTATGACAAAGCGTTACAAAACACTCAGCAAGGGATCTGATCCCATTAGTGTTCTTATTGGCTCCGAACCCGAAGTATCGGATGAGGGTCAGATTCCTAGTGCTTTGAACTGGTACAGAAATGCGCCAGCAAAGATGTATCCCAAGTTCATAAAGGAATATATGGAGAAGGAATCTTTTTCGAAAGATGAAATCTCCAGAGCAATAAAAGGATCAAAGAAATCATATGAATATTTTGCTGCCGCTGCATACGGCAGAATGGTGTCTCGTGGCGCTTCTCTTCCAGAAGATGCATCCAAGAAACTGAAAGAAAGTATTAAGTATCTTCTAGAAAAGAATGCTAATAAGCAAGTAGAAGAAACACCGAAACTCAGCGTACAGGATCATATTAAGGAAAAAGCACACAGGCTTATTTGCTCTTTGGAATTAGAAATTGATTCTTTGGCAGAAGCACTGAAGAACAGTAAGAAGCATTCTTATGATCTTGTAGATTGGTTCAAGCGACACGAAGTAAAAGCCGCTCAAGCGGATTTCATTTCTACTCATTTCCAACCCCGTCTAGATGACATCAATTTGGCTCTAGACGGAGACAAGGATATGAAAGAAGCGTACTCTTGGTTGTCCAAACCAAGTCTCAGAAAGTACGCGGACTTCTACACAGAGATCATCACTCTTGCCAAGGAGCAGGTGAGCGTAGCGAAGACAAATCGCAAACCCCGCAAGAAGAAGCAAAAGACTCCAGAGCAACTGGTGTCCAAGATGGTTTATATGAAAGAGTTTGCAGAACTCTCCATCAAATCAATCAATCCTGCGGAAATAATTGGTACAAACCGACTTGTGGTGTATAATACAAAGACACAAGTTGTTGCTGTATACAACTCATCAGAACTCTCAAATGGCTTGAGCGTAAAGGGAAACAAGATTCTCAACTACGACATCAAGACATCTACCATGAAGAAGGTACGCGATGCCAAGAAGTCAGTCAGTAAGTTCTTGGGTGGTATTCGTGCCATCAACAACGCATTCAGCGAGATCAAGACCAAGGAAAAGCCAGTAAACGGTAAAGTAAACGAGCACTGCATTATTCTGCAAGCGATTACAAAATGATTCTGATCGACAATACACAAATTCTTATTGCCAGTATCTTTTCACAATACAAGAATATCAACGATGTGTCAGAAGATGTTATTCGGCATATCGTGATCAATACCTATCGAATGTACCGAACCCGCTTCAAGGAGGAGTATGGGGATCTTGTCATTTGTCAGGATTCTGCTAATCCCTGGCGCAGAGACATTTTCCCACACTACAAGGCAAATCGCAAGAAGGCTCACGATAAGGATAAGGAGCAGTGGGATAAGATCTTTGAAATCCTGACCAAGATTCGTCAGGAAGTTTTTGAAAACTTCCCGTATAAGAATATGCGAGTAGAACGCTGCGAAGCGGACGATATTATAGCAACTCTTGCCAAGAACTTTCATCAACAGGAGAAGATTCTTATTGTGTCGAGCGATAAGGATTTTCAGCAGTTGCAGAGGTTTCCCAACATCTATCAATTTAGTCCCATTCATAAGGACTTTTTGAAGTGTGAGAATCCACAGATTCATCTTTTTGAGCATATTCTCCGTGGTGATACTGGAGATGGTGTGCCAAATATTCTGTCCGATGATGACACTTTTGTAGACGATACTAAGCGTCAGAAGTCACTTTCTACGAAGAAGGTAAATAATTGGAAGTTTTATGGTGTTCCAAAAGAACACGAAAGAAACTACGACAGGAACAAAAACCTAGTAGATCTTGCATACATACCAGAGGAGATTGAGCAGAATATTCTTCAAGAATATGCTCTACCATATGCAGGAAATAAAGGTAAGGTTTTTGAATACCTTATCAAAAACAATATGAAACTTATTCTAGAAAGCGTCGATGAGTTAATATAATGAGAACACAAGCAGAATATATTGGAGAGATCTTCTTACATACGGCAAAGTTACAGACAGAAGAAGAAAAAGTAAATTACTTAAAATCTGTTCGTTGCCTTCCTCTTCTTAAAATTTTAGAATTTGCTTACAATGACAAGTATACTACTTCCTATACTGATGTACCTGAATACGAGACAGATGATTCTCCCATCGGTTATAGTCTCAGTGGACTACACAAAGAGTACTCTCGTCTTCCGTACTTTTTCAACACCCCCCATTACATACAAAACGATCATTCTAGAAATAGAAAATTAAGAAACATTTTTGAAATTATTCATTGGACAGAAACTCCAATTCTAGAAGCATTGATTCTTAAAAAAGAATTACCTAATATCAATAAAGAACTAGCAAAGAAAGCATTTCCAGAACTTTTTCGGGAGAGTGAGTGATGGGTAGAAGTTTTAGAAGAGAAGAGTCGGATGAGCGTGATCGCAAAAGAGTAAGAAAGCATTCCAAGAAGAATCACAGAAATCAGGACAAAACTCATTTGAGAGAATATACATCTGGAAATCTTTCCAGTGATGACTTTTTAGATCTTGAGGAGGAAGAAGATGAGCGAAAAGGAAAACCCAGATTCTAATTTTACAGACAAACAAAAAGAACTCCTCCGAAAAGCAAATCAGAAGTATTCTGAATTTTTGTTAAATAAAATTCAAGATGAAAAGGTTAAAGTAAAACCTTCTAATATTATAGAAAAAGCAAAATCTTTTGCTACTTCTATGGTTTCTAGAGGGATTACTAATAAGAAGTGTAGTGAAGATACTAAACTTCTTCGTATTTTAAGTTGCCACGGTGATGGAACTTCTTTGATGCCTTGCTCTGAAAGAAAAGCAAGTACGAAGTATTCTGAATCATTTTACTGTGGTGCTTGTGGTTGTGGTGATAAAAAGGGCACACAACTGGTAAATATTACCATAAATGGACAATCAGAATATTCCAAGTTAGATTATCCCAAGGTTTCTTGTCCTTTGAAGATGCCTGGGTTTACCGATTATACTCCATCTGAAAACGGTGTTAGTGAGAATAATCGTAAGAAAGAGATTGAAAATCGTTACGGTATACAGTATATTGAACAACAAAGCAATCCTCAGTGATTGGAGAATTATATTATGACTACAGCGACCTCTATGAAAATTTCCAAGAAGACTCTAGACATCCTCAAGAATTTTGCGTCAATTAATTCCAACATCCTTGTTCATCCTGGCAACAAGATCACCACTATTTCACCTGTGAAGAATGTCCTTGCAGAAGCAACTGTGGAGGAGACATTCGATACGGAGTTTGGTATTTGGGACTTGAACAAGTTCCTTGGAGTTGTTTCTCTATTCAACGATCCAGAGTTTGAGTTTGAACAGAAGTATGTTCGTATCAGTGGCAGTAATGGTTCTGTCAAGTATCACTACTGTGAACCCAAGTTGCTCACTGTTCCTAGTAAGAAGATCAACATGCCATCTACTGCGATCAGTTTTACTCTGACACAGAAGAAGTTTGCAGAGTTGCAGAAGGCAGCATCTGTTCTTCAGGTGTCTGACATTTCTGTAAGCAACGATGGCAGTCTCATCAGTATGACCGCTCTCGACAAGGCAGATGTAAGTAGCAACACCTATTCGATTGGTGTTGGACAATATAGTGGTTCTAACTCTTTCGAGATGTTCTTCAAGATTGAAAACCTCAAGTTGCTTACTGGTGACTACGATGTTGAAATCTGTGAGAAGGTTGTAAGCAAGTTTAGCAATCAGTCAATGAATCTCAACTACTGGATTGCTCTGGAAGCAGACTCTAACTTCAACAAGTAAATATATGATTACCGACAATGCAAATTACCTGTGGGTGGAGAAGTATCGCCCACAGCGGATTGCCGATTGTATTCTTCCCGATAGCCTCAAGAACACTTTTCAGGAGATCGTAGATTCTGGTGAACTCCAGAATCTTCTCCTTTCTGGTGGACCTGGTTGCGGCAAGACCACAGTAGCAAAGGCACTCTGCAACGAACTAAACACGGATTGGATTCTGAT